CAACAACCTCAACCACCCCTTCAACCCCTTCAACAACCTCCTCTTCAACAACCTCCTCTTCACCCCCTTCAACAACCTCCACATCAACAACCACGTCAACAACCACATCAACCACCTCCTCTTCAACAACCACCACTTCACCCCCATCAACAACCTCCTCTTCAACAACCTCCCCATCAACAACCTCCACATCAACAACCACCACTTCACCCCCTTCAACAACCTCCTCTTCAACAACCTCCTCTTCAACAACCACCACTTCACCCCCTTCAACAACCTCAACCACCCCATCAACAAACACACCAAGCCAAAGAAAAATATCAGAGCAACACTAAGCGAATACAAAATGAATTTGACCAATTCGTTAGCAACAACAAATCTGATGTATTATATGAACTTTTGTCATATCGTCAACTGATGTATCAAATGGTACATCATTATGTATCAAATCATCCAAATCAAACACAACTGATGCAAACATCATTTTGTACGGAAGATATCAAAAATGAAGGTAAATATAATACCGGTATCATTTTTGGATGTTTGGACGACACATGTCAAAAATGTATGATAACAAAAAAAATCAGTTACGAGAATGAAAATTTTAATGGATATCCTCCCGATCTGGACGATACTCACCCAATCGCAATCGAAGTAAATGTCTTACGATTTTTGACGCAAAAATTCAATTTAACAAATAAGTGTCCACATATCGTCATGTTTTTTGATAATTTCAGAGAAAACCCTTCAAATTTACCTCAACATGGAATAGAATACATTTGTGTTGAATCAATTGTTAATACAATTGACGGTCAAACATACACCAGTTTCCAGGACTATATAGATAATAGACCGGATATTCTGGCTAGTTCACAATCAAATCTTGGACATGATGAAAATGTGATTATAATATTATTCCAAGTTATCTATACACTTGAGTGTCTACATCGTTCCCACATTATGCATAATGATCTAAAACCTGATAATATCCTCCTTCGATTCAGATCAGAACAACAACCTGATCATTACTATGAATATGTAATTGATGATGAACATTATTTTGTACCAGCATCTGGTATTATTGCCAAACTATGGGATTTCGGACTCACATGGTCGCCGGATTTCCGAAATTATCCCGTTGAGGAAAGAGAATATAAATACGTTGGTGTATATCCTAATTTTACCACATCATACGACACACAAGTTTTGTTCAATTATTTACATACATATATGGCCAAAAATTTAACACAAGATATAATAAATTTCATAGAGCGTTGTATTCCAGCTGAATATCTCGGTAATGATAGAGTTACTGAACCAGCCATTGATTCTGGCAGAATTGTTGATTCTCAAAATCCTAAATTTATTAATAGTATTCCCACACCAAAACAAATGTTTACAGATCACATCTTCGATAAATTCAGAGCACCTCAAGGTAATATTGTTGAAACATACAAATTATAATTAGCTTGATGATACTACAGAATTCATTTTCATCTAATTTCCCAATTTAAATTGTGTCCACATATTTTATAAAATGGGCGAATTGTTCGATAGTGACAAGTGGCTAGAAGATAGAAAAAATGAACTGGTAAATCTTATGTTCAAAAACGAGCTGGGTATTGATGATTTTAGAAATACGACAACTATCATTAATTTTGATGATTTACAATCAAGCACTCTAATTGAAAGATTTGACAAATATCGTAAAGCATTGAGAACATTTTTCAGCGCTGATGAAATAAGATCTCTGTTGGATTATTATTATCTCGACAAAGACAAAAAACCATTATTGAACTTACTCAAGCAATTATTAAAATATTATGGATACCGGCTCAGCAGAGCAAGCGAATATCAAGGAAATTTCGGTGGAACAAAGTTATATAAAACTCGTTATACAATTGTTAAATTAGTGCAATCAAATACATCGAATGATACCCAACAACCTGTGGGGGGATCTGATGATGTATCTTTAAATGACTGAATTCAATCAAAGAAGTAACAAATCAAAAAGTGATAAACTCGATTTTATTAATCCAGTGAATTAATAAAATTAACATAAATTGGACACAGTTTTGATTTTATCTCGTTATCCAAGGGGTCTGTGAAAGACTACATGACATATCTGTTGGACTCTCTGTTGGACTCTCTGTTGGACTCTCTGTTGGACATCTCTGTTGTACATCTCTGTTGTACATCTCTGTTGGACATCTCTGTTGGACATCTCTGTTGGACATCTCTGTTGGACATCTCTGTTGGACATCTCTGTTGGACATCTCTGTTGGACATCTCTGTTGGACATCTCTGTTGGACATCTCTGTTGGACATCTCTGTTGGACATCTCTGTTGGACATCTCTGTTGGACATCTCTGTTGGACTCTCTGTTGGACTCTCTGTTGGACTCTCTGTTGGACATCTCTGTTGGACATCTCTGTTGGACTCTCAGTTGGACATATCTGTTGGACAATACTGAAGCTAATATGACATTCAATTTGTCCATATTTCTGAAAATGTGTCTTGACATTCATAACAAAAATCGAGTATATTTCCATTAAAATTCACGACTGCACATAAAATTTGATTGGGTCTATTTGATATTATATCATCAATTATTATTCAAATGGACGGAATTGATTACATCACAAAATTTTGTGACGATTTATTGGAAAACACCAATAATGTACAAATAAAATCACACATAACAACCCGATCAAAAGTAATCATCACTCACGAAAGTGATGATGTATCTATCCAAAAACAAGATATTGAAAATCTGGCAAATTTCGTCCAGATTTGGACAGATATAATTGAAACCCCTGATGTTTTAAAACAGTTCAAAGAATCAGAATTCGCCGATTTATGTGCATTTGAAAAGGATAACTCTCTGTACAATCTGGGTTTCTTTTACATTCATATTAATAATAATCTCTCGCCAATGGAGTTTTTCGGCTTGTTATCCAAAATTCCTTGGGAATTACTCAGGTCACCTGGTTTAAATCAAATACCATTTGCTTCAGTTGCCCACTTATTTGGAGAAAATTCTGAAAAAGTTTCCATGCAATTAATGGTTCTGGGCGATTTTTACAAATTTTGGATCCTAATTAATCCGTATTGTCAAATGACTCAAACTCACGAAACGACACGATTAATACTGTCAAGTATGGGTACACTTGCGGTTCTGATCTCTCCGGGGTTTATCAAAGATTGCCAACAACTGATAGAAAATGTCAAATTTGAGTCAACTACACAAAGTTAAAATTATGATTCATAAAAACTTATGGATCATATTGATCATTTTTAATAAATAACACACCAACTTCACTCATCCTCAATGGATTTACATGCTGTATATATTCTTAACAGAATACTTAAAGCCCTTTGAGTTGGAAAGCCGGAAGATCCCTTCACAGAAATCTCAAATACCTATTAACCTCAGCTCTATAAAGGTCAATTAGGTAAGTAGACAACCATCGACAGAACTAATATAAGTATCTAGTCTATGGGAATATGCACACGGGACTCTTTATAGATTGATATGCTGGATGATTCCTTGACAGAAATCTTAGTGCATTATAATGGATTGATATGATGGATGATTCCTTGACAGGAAGCTTAGTGCATCATATTGGGTTGATATGCTGGATGATTCCTTGACAGAAATCTTAGTGCATTATATTGGGTTGATATGCTGGATGATTCCTTGACAGGAAGCTTAGTGCATCATATTGGGTTGATATGCTGGATGATTCCTTGACAGAAATCTTAGTGCATTATATTGGGTTGATATGCTGGATGATTCCTTGACAGGAAGCTTAGTGCATCATATTGGGTTGATATGCTGGATGATTCCTTGACAGAAATCTTAGTGCATTATATTGGGTTGATATGCTGGATGATTCCTTGACAGGAAGCTTAGTGCATTATATTGGGTTGATATGCTGGATGATTCCTTGACAGGAAGCTTAGTGCATTATATTGGGTTGATATGCTGGATGATTCCTTGACAGGAAGCTTAGTGCATTATATTGGGTTGATATGCTGGATGATTCCTTGACAGGAAGCTTAGTGCATTATATTGGGTTGATATGCTGGATGATTCCTTGACAGGAAGCTTAGTGCATTATATTGGGTTGATATGCTGAATGATTCCTTGACAGGAAGCTTAGTGCATTATATTGGGTTGATATGCTAAATGATTCCTTGACAGAAATCTTAGTGCATTATATTGGGTTGATATGCTGGAAGATTCCTTGACGGGAATCTTAGTGCGTTATATTCAGTTGATATGCTGGGTGATTCCTTGACAGGAATCTTAGTGCCATATATTCAGTTGATATGCTGAATGATTCCTTGACAGAAATCTAAGAGATCAACATATATTAATGCCGTTTGGATCCTTACCAGGATCCTGGTAAGGATCCTGGTAAGGATCCAAAATACCAATAGATTGGAATGTTGTTAGAACTCTGGCAAGAGTTCTAAGGTATTTTGCGCATCTTGCGTAAATATGAAATGCTGAACAAACCCTTATCAGGGTTTTGAAATGATTTTGCACAATACTGAGCAAATATTGAAATGCTGTTAGAACCCTTGTCAGAATTCTAAGGAAAATTTGCGCTGTTGCATAAATATGAAATGCTGTTAGAACCCTTGTCAGAACTCTCAAGAACCATTTTGTAAAGCTGTATGAACTCTGGTCAGAGTTCTAATATTAATTCTGATTTAATCAGAATCAGAATCAGAATCAGTTGATTCTGAGATACATGTTGGTGACTTCCACTCAGCAACATTTGGTTTGGGTACTGACTTTTTTGGAACATTTCTATTCATTGAAACACTCAATTCCTGATAGAACTGTGGATTAATTGTAGTATCGTCAGTAACAGTTAAATTAACACCCAGTGAAGATGTGTCAAATTTACTCAATGACTCACTAAGAATCATAGTAGGATTAATTTGAACACCATTCTTGATGGCTACGGCCAATGATTTAATAACACTGTTAATTACTGACGGGTTATGACCGCTAATATAACATACTCGAGGATCAGTATCTAAATATGGGAATGAAAGTGATTCCTCCTTCAAATTGAAAACGCAATACATATGTTTTGAGAAATGTACCAGTGCTGTCTGGAATGGATTATTCACATGATAATTAGGATCACAATCCCCATCAGTTAGGATTAAGTTCATCTTAACTTCAGCAGAATCCCCATTAGCCACTAAATGATCAAAAACCGATTGCAAATTCGTGGTTCCTGTACTATGTGTATATAGATGTTTAATCTTGGAACACATCCCATTAACTTCCGGTAAATCTAGTACTCTAACACTATCTGCGAAAAAGTACACTTTTTTTACCTTAAAAACCTCCCAAAACATCAATGCTTGGAAGAGGGCTGCGTTTAGTGGTTTACCATCCATCGATCCTGATTGATCGACAATTAAATTAAGTTTCTGACCGATTTTTCTCACTTGTTTAGCACCACCAATCATTGTTAACTCATTACGTAATTTCGCGGCTATTTCGACTAATTGTGCTTCCAATATCACATCATCTGTGTCAGAATTAGTGAAATACTCCATACATTTATCAGCTAAATCAAGTCCGTGAACTTTGACTCTAAGTTTTTTCTCCTTGATCCTCCGTTGATGTTCAAGAAAACCATCAATTAATACCTGATGAAGAGTATCAGTCACTCCATCTTTCTGGTATTTTTTTATAGTTAATCTGGTTTTTTCACCACATTTCGCAGCACATTTCCCGAGCAATTCAGCTACTCGCTCACTCTCAACAGAAGAATGATGCTCAATTTTGGAGCCATCAGGGAAAGATCCCTGGAACAATTTATCCAACAAATTAAGGTCTTCATGATATCTGGTTTTAATCAACCGAGCTACTTTATTAGTGACACTACCTGATGTCTTCAGCAATAGCTGATGAATATATTTTCCATTATCTGTTGTTGGATGATATATACTCAAATCAAACACACCAACTTGATCCCAAATGAACTGGCTAAGACGGCGGAAATGACCCGTGTTGATGTACTTAAGGGTTAACAAACTACCCGAAGGTAGTTTCGTCTGATCTTGTAAAATATTCTCAAGTAGTTGTCTCAAATACTTCGCGTACAGTTTGACTTCCGGTACTGTTTGTCGTTTCCGATGTGAAAATTTGTAATTAATGTGTCCAAGATGCAATAGATCTTTATTACATTCATGAGACCAGTCAAGAATATTCAGATACGTAGACTCGTTCGCTGGCAATAAATGATGACGAAGAATCGATATCATCAGATAGTACATCAGTTTAGCACCTTTCCCGTCATCAATTGATCTTGTATACTTCATTAATTTCAAAAACAGTTCAACATTTGCCGATAATGCCTTATTAATTGTCATTATCAATGTCTGATAATTAGCTGCAGTCAAGCAGCTATCAACAGTCAGATTATTGTTCGCAAATAAATCTAAAAATGGATCACCAGTTGATTTCCACGCGACGGCTCCTTTATCGTTAAGAGTCTGCATTATAAGAGATACCTAATTAGTAATGTTAAAACAGCTTTAAGTAGCTTTTTTCAATTTTTCGATAATATCGATTAACATAATTAATTTAATGACTCGCGAGATACATATTACTATAACCATTGATTTTAACAATCTTGTACTCACCCAAATTCTCTATAAATTCAAACAATTGCTTGTTATCATCATTTGACTCGAAAAGTATTCTTGGATAACCACACCTCTTCAGTGTCTCTGTAGCACCCTTCAAAACATAGTATTCATTTTCTTCAACATCCATTTTGATAAACCCAACATTATCCAAATTGAACTGATCTAATGTTTGAATCATCACATCCTCTTCTCCAATAATTCCGGTCGTCGCATGGAGTGATGATCCCCCGCCTGAAGAATGAACAATTTTTAATCTATTGACACCAATTTGCTCCGGAGACCCCAAACCCATTTGATGACATGTGACATTCTTTTTGTTTGATAATGCTACACCACCACATAGAGCATAGTATGTATCTTTTTGAGGCTCAAATGCGTAAACATGTTGACAAAAATCTGCTAAAGATAATGCATATGTACCCGTATGTGCACCAATATCAATAAAAATCTTGTCTTTTGAACAAAACTGTTTTGACCACTCAATTAAATCTGATTCAAAGAGACCTTGTGAACTATGATAAGATAAGTGTACTGTCGGTAATATGTATACTATATTATCATTCATTTCAAGTATCTGATTCCTATTATTCCGATCAATCGGAAGACTGTTTGGTTTCAAAAAAGCGAAATATGATGTTGACATGTCGGTTGATAGAAATATCTATATCTTATCTTTTATGTAAGTTTTATCAATTCATTTTATCAATATATTTTCCCACTTTGGATGTTGTGCCAAATAATCAGGTGTAACTTGTGAATTCATATTAATAACGTCCCTCCCAGTACCGGCATAACTATCCAATGTCTCTTTCTGAACCCATAAGAAACGATAGTAATTATCCAAACGTTTCTTGATATTGAAATCACTATCATCTGGCCTATGTTCCTTCTTTTGACGTTCTTTTATCCTATTATATGCCACTGAATATTGGCAATTGAGAACAATAATTGCATCGATTGGAGCAATTTCTTGTTCAAATGAAAATAAATCAGATGATTTGAGACCATCAATTAGATAATATTTATCCGGGATAACAATACCCTTCAATTGACCAATAATAAATTTATTTAAGGCCTCCATATACTTGATGGGTCCTTTCTTCCTTTCCTCTTCTAGGAGAAAGAATTCTGGAGTGCGATTAATCTGTGCTGTTCGATAAAACTCTCCAGCTGATAAATGTATGTATTTTGGATAATATTTATGTAATGTATTACATATTGTTCCCTTACCTGACCCAGGTGAGCCCATAATAACAATTATTTTGTGCATATTTCTCATATTTTGATATAACTTGTTGAGTGTTATATACTCAAATACTGATTGATGCAGATATCCAGCCACTTCTTGGTATGGTTTATTCTTTATAATCCCATTTCTGATCAATGTCGAAGAGCATTCAACCGCCTCATTATAATCACTAATTATTCGAACATTGTTCTTCAATGTATCAGGTACATGAATTTGTCCCGTATATCCTCGCCGAGGATATATGAGAAGAGTTCGCCCGCTAATGTTGTTGATACCATCAACAACATTACACCGGTCTAATGCTTTCTCATATGAATCTTGACCGATAATTTGGTATACTTGGCATCCAGCATGTTGCTGAGCCAATAGACCACATACTTGTGCTCTCCCTTCCCACGTATGGTGAGCAATAGGTGATTGGTATACAGATAAAGATTCATTTAATTTGATATCATTAATAGCACATGAAATCATTTTAGCCCTGTGCTCAACTGATACTGCATATGGTTTCATTGGATTATTCTGGTTAGGAACCAAATATGTCATACGAAAACCATGTTTTATCAAATCTTCACATAATGCAAGATGATTTTTATGTATTGGGTCAAAAGATCCAAAATAAATTGCGATTTTAAATACCGCTGACGTCATAATGATGAAAATATTATTGGTATTAATATAAATGTTATAATTGTATTGAATCAAATTTTTATTCTAATTCAGTATTCATTATATTATGAGATAAATGGATCTTGTTACAACTGTTATCAATGATTGCCAATTATCATTCAATGATTGCCAATTATCATTCAATGATTGCCAATTATCATTCAATGATTGCCAATTATCATTCAATGAATGCCAATTATCATTCAATGATTGCCAATTATCATTCAATGATTGCCAATTATCATTCAATGATTGCCAATGATAATTGAATGATTTTAATAATGAGAAACAACAAGTGTCTCCATATTATAATTTATGACATTGATGGATATGTCATAAATTAATAAACCAAATTTATGATACAAAGTTGTTGCCAACAAGTTTTTGATTTTCAAAATAAACAAAATTAACAGTTCAATTCCCACTCTCGACAAGTGATGTTTATATGGTAACTACTATCCGTCAATGTTTCAGGACAAATTTTCCCAAATTTACTAAAACAATTGCCAGTTGACTTACTTACATAAATAGCCGTCTTAGCTTCCTCATATCGACATTGATTACCGACTATGTCAGTATATATGGAAGTCTCCCAATATTTATGATTTTTTTCGATATTGATTTCACCAATTATTTCCAAAATTAGCTCATAACCTACAATATCATGGAAAAGTGTGTTAAATGACTCATAGAAAACATCATCTTGTGATAACTTTTGACTCAACCATTTCTTCATATATGATCGAATTGTATCATAATCTCCCTGATTCTCGTTTTCTAAACTATACAGTAGCCCGGCCAGAAATTCAAGAGCACCAGGTCGTTGAAGACTGTAATGTGATGATGGATCCGATACATCAACATATTTCTGGATTAAACCTAGTGGAATACCAATTCCACCAGGAATATCATCCGAGTGCGCATACAGTCGAATTAAATCCAACATATCCTCCGAGCTAAGATCAACGACGCCAATTTTCCCAAATATTTTCGGAACAGTCGATAAAAGGTATCGTGAGACTATAAAATGTCTGTAAATTTTCTTTGTTGGGTCTGTAATCCACAACATCAAATAACTAACGACAACCTGTGGCATACAATAAAATGCATCATTAACAATTTTACCAATTTTCAAATCAAGAATATATTGTTCTAAATGATCAATCTGGTCATCAATTACCCCACTTTTCTCCGTCAGAGAATGATCCGGATCCATTGAGTTCAAAAGATCCGCTAGATTCCCAGTAAATATTTTCTTAATTGAAACAAAATCACTTGATGATAACATACTGAAATATAACGGATACAAGTATGTCATAGGTTGCCTAAATTGTTGTAAGCGCTGATAAATGGCATCAATAACGGGATATGAATGTACATGTTTATTGAAATGGCTCACGAAAGACGACATGATTTATTCAAACATTGAATTTACTGAAGACTTTATTCAATTTTTTCGCCAACTAAGTAACTAGGGTACGTATGGCATATCTTGTGTCACTTTTTGACATGTATGACAATCAATCCACCGTTCCATTCCATCCTCCAGTGACGCTGGACACATTTTACCAGCATATATATCTGTTTTTACCAAGTGGTTGGATAGTATATATGAGATCTTTTTCATCACAATTATAACCCAGTAAGTCTTTGTTATTGTTCCACCATGATGATGAATTTGAGATTATTTCCTCATATATGTTCTCAATATATACCCATTCATCTCGAGTTACTTGCAGACCGATTTGGTCTTCTGGGGCATTGGTGAATAATAGAGTCAATGCCTTATGAAAATCTGGATTGGGTGACATATAACGATTTCTCAGTCCCTCAAATTTTTCCGATGCAGAGTTTTATATGATTGATGAGTACCATCTAAATATTTTAATACTTTTGCATATACAACAATCCTTGCTGGATCTGTATACCAGTTAATATGCTCCATAATAGCTGCTACATCCTGACCAAGATCAGTATATGTATCCAATACACTATCATCGTATGACATCAATTGCAACAACATTTTACGTTCTTGTACATCGAGACATAATCCAGTTAATCTCTCCGTAAGGTATGTTGTGAGCGGACACATCCTTAAAATATGCATGTATGGACGATTGATTGTTTTCGGCGTGGACAGTATAAATTCTAAAAATTCATCAATAATCGAATCTGGATCCAAATTGTATGCTGTTGTAATTATGTTCGAGATCCCATATTGTTGATGCGTCTTATGCATATGGTCAAGAAACCTCTTCAAAATTTCCAGGCTCCTCGATAACTAAATATTTGCGGATTGACCCGTCAGGAGCATTCATACAAAATACATCCAATAATATTTTGTTAAAATCATCCAATGTTTTCACACTTTCCTTGAGTCCAAAATAATCATCATCATCGATCATCCAGCAAAATGGATATATATATATTAGGTTGATGAATAGACGTAATTATGCTATTCAGTTGTTCAATTAACGGATATTTCTTGAGCAATTTTCTGTAAATTCGTGAAAACACCACTTCAATACCCGTCTCTAATGATCTTATTGGGTGAATCAATGACAATATGTATATTATATACATATATAATATACATAAATTTCACACAAACATGATGGATCTCAGCTATATCAGGTAATGCTATATATAGAATGTCTAGGAGGTAAATGACATTTACCTCATTCCAAAGTATATCTTTTCTTTTGTGTACATCTGAATATCTCACAATATCTGTCAGTTGTTAAGGAACTAACCCGTTAGCTGTTTGGTATTTTAATAATGAGTAAAATGTTCAATGAATTTGTTTTTGATATCCTCATTCCATCTATTTTTAGCCAATGAAGTACCCACGACCAAGACATGTGATTCAAAATTAGCTGAAATTAATTTATGTTTGGCGCTCTGGTGATAGAAGTGATTCTTTTCAGTCAAACGAATTTCATCCAAGAGGAATCCGCTTTGGGTCAACATTTGATAACCCATACTGTCTAGCCAATTTGGCATAACATATAAAAACATCAAATCACGACCCATATTTTGACTATTTTGCAGAAGAGAAACCACAATTTTCGAACTCTCTATAAAAATATACTCAATAAATGGTGGATTAATTTCATATGTTCCTTCCATCAGTATATTTGGGTCAAGATTAAAAAAATTATCAATTGCTCCAAAATATTTATCAACTTCAAATAAACTATAATAATAGGGTAATGTTGCATTGATTGGCGACGCGAAGAATTCAGTTTTCAATGACAATACTTTTTCCAATGTTGTGAAAGCTTTTGGTGGGATACACCACTGAAAACTGTGCCCATCCAACATATAATAATTGAAACCCATCTCAAACATGTGAAATCTAAAACATTTTTGATCCCCAATATATCTGGACAGTAGTCGATTATGTGTATAACTACTGTATTTGACAAATACTTTACCATATTTGTAGAGATGTATTTGTTTCCCATTTTTCTCAATAAATTCGTAATCGATACACCCACTTGTCCCAACAACTCGTTCGTGATCATTGAAGTGATCAATTTTCAATTGGTTATATTTATGATACAACTCGGAGACTTTCTGGATGATTTGTCTATAAAATTGATCTGTCAATGCTGATTCGACACATTTATCCTGTAAATGAGTTAGAATATCCGTATCATTCACAACATTTTCTTCTGGCGGAATCAAATGGTAATTATTAGTGATCTTACATAAGTTTCTGATTAACCAATGTGCCCATACTTTATAGACCTCATATTTTTTGGCAATACAACATCGTTTGACAAAAAAGTGCTTGAATTCCCGGAAATCAATATAGTATTGCTCCAGTGTTTTAGCATCCATGAATATTATCAGAATAATTAATAATGTTTTGTAAGTTATCTCAAAATATTATCAATTTTTAATAATTTAAATTACATTATTGAGCAAGCACCCCTACTATCTTCATCAATTGGACAAACGGCTGATACATTCAATGTTGAAAGACCACTGTGAATATCAAAATCTTCAATATTAACCTTATTTTCAATCTCTTTTTGGTCAGGCAAATTAAGTGAAATACTGTCATCAATTTCTGTGTGTTTCTTCAACAACTCCAACTCTTTTAGTAAACGCTTCCTTTTCATCATAGGATTCGCCCATTTACCTGTATATTCATCATCTTTTCGCAAACCTTCTAAATCCTTGGCAATTAAAGATGATAATGGGATCGGTATTAATTTATCACTTGATAAAATCATTTGCATTGCTAATGCAACTCTAACTTCTGCCAAATTATAAGGCTCTCTGGTTTTGTTGGTGTATATATATTCGAGTAGATAGGTAATATTATCATTGAGTAGTTTTAAGTAAACATTCTTCAGATTCGGCAAACAATAACAGCGATAATCGGTCAATTTGGTCACATTCACATTCACATTCACATCCTTTAATATTTTACGTGATTTTTGCACTTTGGGGGCAGGTTGTGACACTTGTAGTTTATTTGATAACTCTTCTGTATGTGTTTCATCGATTATTACAGACATTTCATCCTTTACCATTTTAGCCACTTTGATTGACTTATTAACAACAACTTCTGGGACATCGATTGAATCACTTTGTTGGTTTATTGGTTTGATAATCTTATCCTTTTCTGACATTGTTTATAACTCTTGTAAAGTTTATTATTTATATAATTTCAACTTAACATTTTGTATAAATATCTAGACACATTTGTGAAGTAAACATAAATGTATCGTAGTTAGCTAAATATCATCTTATTACATGACACCTGGTGGGTAAGGTGGATAAGAAGGATAAGATCTGATTGTGTGATATTCAATTGGTATCATATTCCCATTAGAACAATTTTGACAAACATCATAATTACATAGACTACAGTGATAGATCCTGTCGTGTGTAAAATTATAGTCAATACTCATACACACGTGACAAATATCACACCTACATCCGTTATGATAGTCTGGGTTAATTAACACAAGTTCAGCACATGTCACATATGACATCACATGTCCATTTGGACAAGAAAAAATACGCATTATATATAATTGTGTAATTTTGAACGTATATCCACTCTTCTAACAAAAATCAAGTTGTAAAACACTCATTTATATGCTAAATTAAGTCAAAGATCAATAACAATGCTACAATATCTCATGAGATGTTGTGGCTCCTTCGAGCACATGTCAATGTGAAGTATTGACTCAATTAACATATGACGTTTGAATATCATTATTTTCCAGATAATATTCACTGCACAACAATGCTGATTTGATCGTCAGTGATTTTATTTGAATTTTCGAATGTATTTTCATTTTCTCGATACAGTATGTTCCATATCCTGAAAAGTCAAGTTCCAATTCGGAGTTTTCATTACCTTCGATCACGAATACATGAATTTCATCACCATGGGAACAGGGATATGACATTACCTTATATGGTAAAAGCTTTTTTCTTGGCTGTATTTCATTAGAAATAATTTTGTCATAATATATGATATCTTCCGTCAAACATTGACCGCAATTATAATACCGAATGTATCCATGACCTTGGGGTGTTAAGACGATCGAAATCTTGTTGTTGCTTTCCATTGTGTTAACGGATAAATGGATTATCTGACAAAAAAACAATTTCAAATTTCATATTAATCCATTTTTACATTTTTACATTTTTACATTTTAACGTTTATTTGTCAAACAATGAAATTTATATATGTATTATTATATGTCTATATAATAATAGAAAATGTCCGGATTCCCATTAATTGATGATATTAACACTGTTCTCCGAGAAGCTGAGCAAATAGAACAATTTCAACCAGATGTCGTTGGTGGAGTCAATAATGTAACTGATGGTGAAGATCTCGTATGTTATGATACAGATATTGGTGTTGCAACCACACCTGGTGAAGATCGTTATGATAATTTCCTGCTGTTCAAACAAATAGTGGTGGCAACAATGATTGGTAGTTATATTACGGCACTATCGATATTGATATTTTTTTAACTGCCACACGAATGAATATGATAATAATGATGATTATCTGCAATAACTAAATCTTACTGATTACCATCATATTGTAAGAAACAATATTCTTTGAAATGGATCCTCAAATTGTTTGGTATTTCTTTCCATTCATTTCCAGAATAATCCTCGAAATATTGCCTCAAAATGATTGCCAATGTTCGCTTATAATGTGGAATGGAGTGTATTTCAATATTTCGGGGTTTGGCATCATTCTTCCGATCAATATACCACTTACATTTTTGTAATAATTGTTGAGATTAAATTCACCATCCATATCTTTAATTACTAAATCCCTACAAAATTGACGGAATTGTTGCACTTTATCATATTGTGTCACACGCATATAATAATCCCCACCAGGAGTTGAATCTTGATAAATGGTAGATTCGCACATTGTGTTACATACATAACTCGCATATTTTTAAGCATCCAAAATATGCGAGTTTTTATATATCAATTTACAGGGATTTCACCGCGATAGTAATTCAATTGTCTCGTCAATTTTTTCTCTGTGACTTCATCAATCTCTTGGTGACTTAATTTCTTTTCTATTTTTCTTTCCAATTGCCAATTTCTTCTTTGTGTAAATTTATTATTTTTAATTTCTTTTTTCCTGTCACGCTCTTCACATCTCTGTTTATATACAGAAAATCTCCACAACGTTCGCCTTCTACGTCAAAATTCATCGATAGTCCATGCTTTATCACATAAGCTTTCGCTTGTTTACTTCCGTGTTTTAATTTATTTCTCCAACAACGCAGACACCCTGTTTCATGGACATGACATCTCGCATAATTTTTATCTGGCATTTGTTTATAGTTATATTATATATTAATTTGTGTGAAAACAACACGATTCTATTTTCACATAAATTAATTTATCAAAAAAACGAGTAATAAAATATATGTGTGTATAATTTTATAATGAATACATTTGTGATAATAGGTATCATAGTAATTATTACTATTTTTGCATTTATGTATTATAAAAATAAGATTATGGACAATGTGATGGATAAAATGATTGCTGCAGTTATCAATGATAATCCAGATGACTTACCAAAGAATTTATATCAAAAAGACATAATATGTCATATCTCTAAAGGAGAAATGACTTGTGAATGAAATTCATTTGATAACTTAAAAGACATTTGGATTATATATAGGAGCTATGTATTGTTTTTGATTTGTTTTTACAATTGATGCGCATATACTACAATTAAAACTTTGTTCATCTTTTTCCACTAATAGCATCCGAACAACACCATCTCTACATTTATGAAATAATGCATCATGGATTTCCTCACTTGTGCAACAATTTGGACATACCCAACCACTGCGAGATAACCATGGTGGATTTTCTGAATTCTCTCCTGCTCCACATTTCGGACAATTGAGTACCCTTACCATTACTGATATTATGTAATAATGTTTTATCTTTATATTTATTTACAATTTTTGATTAAAATATCAAAATGAGGGTATGTATATATGTCACATATATACATACCCTCATTTTGATATTTTAATCAAAAATTGATTACTCGTTTTATTACTCAATTGTGAGTAGCAAATACTACTTAAAGAAAATTTAATGAGTAAAAATATTACAAACCCCAAAAAGAGCAATAAAATGAGTAGCGATTTTGTCTGTGCTGTGTGTCATGCTTCTTTCACTAGAAAGTTTAATTTGGTTAGACATCAAAATACAAGCCGGTGTCTCCGTGAGCAACTACGTAATAATGATGAAACACTTTTACCGAAAGTCAATATTATTGACGAAACTGAAAAAAATAAACCTACACCCGAGAATCCATTTGGTGAATTTACGCCAACGAATGATTACAATACAGGAGGTGTGAATACTTTTATTCATCAGACCAGAAGAAAACCCACCCATACCTACTTCAAAAAAATTCATAATGTTGGGCAAGCTGGCAGTCCGAGATACACAACATTCATCACAAAAAATATTGAGGAAGGTCCTTGTACATCTATCGTTATTAATGAACGATGTGGAGATGTAATTGGCAGTTTATATGTCAGTATTAAAACAGAATTTTTAAATAAAAGTGTAACATTTGATTTCGATAACACTCAAATATTCGAGATGAGTGGCAATGATCTCTATCACTTATCGAGAACGTTCCGTTTTTTAAATACGAACCATAGTGACACAGTTGACATTAATGTCTTGGAAATATTTGCCGGCTCACAATACTTCCCTTTATGCGGAGGTCATAATATACATATAAATGGTATATTTGAAGGATATTCTGCGGAAATTATCTGTTTAAACGATGCAGAGAAAAAACGCTTCTCTGTAGTTAGTCACGAATTTATAGTTTACGGATTTCATATCACGGAAGTCAATGAAGAATCCAGCATCATCACAAGATATCCGGTTATGGATATATTGGCTATTAGTGAAGACTATAATCGTATTGAATTCAATATTAATAACCGTTTTGAACAACAATTACTTTCTGACCGCTGTGGTTTAATTAAATCAATATTAGCCCCAAATGCAACAAAAGATAAAGTATATTATTTCACAACACAATTGCATGAGCAAAAAATTACAGCTTTTGAAAATTGGACTGGTTACATTATACCATCAACCCTGAATTTTAGTGTTGAAAAATCATGTCGTTTGATATTGAGATATATAACATTTTTCCGTTTAGAAAAGCAATCCAGTTCCTATGATAAAGGTCTAACAGAAGAATCCTTATCCATCAAGGAAAAACTGACAACCCAGATTAAAAAGGCATATAAAGAAAATCAACCCATGCCAAGTGTCGAACAGTGTCTATTAACAAAATTCATCGATAATACTGTACCAGATCATTGTGTATATTATGAAAATCATTATTTCGTTCAAACACCAATTGGGTGTCGTTATCCTATCAAATTACCGTCCAATATCAAAGTAAGTGATGAAATTATTGAAATGGTCGCGAGAATTATCAAACATCCCTTGACAAAATCAGATGTTATTTATGGTAGCGTCAAATGTCACCTCTTGGGTAAATCTTGGGGTAAATTTTATGAATTTAACAGTGATGGGACATATTATAACTTTACAGATTTGTTGATTGATGAATATAGTGTCCTAAATATTCAACCCAGCCAACCGTTCGTCGGTGCGATGAGAAAATTTCTTGTGGATAATCCTGAAAAAGAATCCATTCCACATAAACAACAAATTGATTATGTGCAAAATGAAAAAAACACATACAGCCCAAAGATATTGTTTTAGGCAAATGGATCAATTGTTATGAGGAAAAATATGCCATCAAAAATTTCTATGTGAAGGAAATAGATGATAAAATAATAAAAACTGGATATTATTTGGTATTTGGAAGTAGGTTTGGATATCACGTTATTGGTCATACAAAAACAGTAAAATACGTACCTGAAATGGACTTGTATAAACTTGAATTTTATGATGAAATTATCAATGCACTTGATATTGACCGCAGATTTAAGAATTGTTTATTGTTCAATGTAATGAAATATGCACAACCATCGGTCAGATGTGATCTGCAACAAGATTCTCAACAACCAAAACAGAGAATTTTTATTGAATACGAATCAACTGATGGTTGCTGTATACCCAATGATATAATTAGAACGTATATGAAATGACATGATACAAAATCAGAAAATATAATTGAAATCCAACCAAATGGAACTTGTGGTTGTCTGTATGATACACACACCGAAAATAGGGTCATATTTACTGCCAATTTAAGTCAAATTCCAAAAGAACTCGCATATATGATTCATTATGTGGATAACAATAAAGGTCTTTTGGTCACAAACGTCAAAATAATTGCACATAGACAATTAAACCATTATTAGAATCAACTAAACAAAAAATATTAACCAAATGGCACGAGAGATGTGTTTCCACGGGGATCTGCGCTCACTGCAAAATTGTATGATCCAGACCCCTCCACCAACCAATATATTGACATGTTTCCTTGATGCTTGTTATGTGCGTGTGGTTGATATTGTCCGTTATTTACTGGAAACTTTCCAGGATCAGTTGAGTAAAGATGATATCGATGCTGGCTATGTATTAGCAAGATTTGGTCCAAATCCAGGGGATTTATGTTTGAATGAATTGTTAGAAAAATATGGTGCAGTAAATCGAGATGACGATAATTCAGGTTTGACCGGGAGTGTGCTATTGGGTAGGTATGATGTCGGCTGTTGAATAAATTCAATTCATATTAATTTACTTTGTCATTGATTAAATACGGTATTTCAAGTTAAATTTTTAACTGATAGGGAAAACATAATTGATACAAAATTTGATTCTAAATTTATCCCGTAATTATATACCAGTCTATATAGTTACAAATCACACAAATGAACAAAATAACAGATATTGCTCAGATTGTGCAAAATTGGAGTAATACTGACCGAATTAGTTGGAATGAGTATTTTATGAGTTTAGCTATTCTGTCTTCTAGCCGATCACCATGTTCTAGACTTCATGTCGGATGTATTTTGGTCAAAGATAAACGCGTCGTGAGTATGGGATATAACGGATTCCTCCCTGGGGAGGAACACAAGAGTGTCATACAAGAAGATCATTCTGGGAAAAAACACGAAATGGCAACAATTCATGCAGAACAGAATGCTATTACATACGGAGCGAATGCTGGCGTATCACTCAGAGAAGCGTCAGTTTACATCACACATTACCCGTGCCTTAATTGTGCAAAGTTATTAGTTTCTTGTGGTATTAAAGATATTTATTACCATGAAGATTATAACAATGATCCATTGGTTCCTATAATTTGTACCCATTTACATATTACTAAGCTTTAGACAAATGCTGGCGCATTAAAATCTTCGTTTGGACACCTAATATGGTGTTGCGGACCGCCATATTCTTCCTGAATACTATTGAAACTTTCATTACATAATTCGACCAATTTCGTGTATTGCTCAAATAGGTGTTCTTGTTCTTTCAAGTTGGGCAAAAAATGTTCTCGCTCACTAATAGGCTCACGTGTGAGCGGCGTGGTCAAACCCAGTTGAAAGAGATCAATCGTGGATAAATAAATATTTAAAACATCACCATACAACAAGGCCATTGCTTTTTTAGTACTATATTGATATACTTGACGACTCCATTGGGTTTCAGTTATATCACCCATAAGATATTTAACTTGGAGCTCTTGTAATGTTTCACCGACTACTGTTTCAACATCTTGCTCATTGTATTTTTTCCTTTTAATAAATCTGATTGAATTGCTGTCATTCCAGATGCATTGCACCAATTTTTTGTCCAATTGATTGATATCTAATTCATCAACTGCAACACGATCACGATACAGAGAAAACCCACGCCCGTCTGTGCAACCTGGTGCCACATTTGCGCCAGGAACATCTCTTACTGGTACATTCTGTGAAAATCGCTGTAAATGTAAGTAATGACCATTTGAACTATTGTTCAGTATAGCTAATGTGTTCCAATCAAAATGAGTGCAACAATTTGTGCAATACATATGATTACACCCTTGTGTTCTATGGATAATAGCACAACATCTGGGACACGGTTTACTATCACCCATTAGGAATGCAATAGACTGTATATCCTCTATTTTACAAACATGATTATCATCCATTTTTTCGCGACATTTAAGACAAATATTGACTTTACAAACACCACAAATACCATTTTCAATAAAACCTCGACACTCTTTAATAGGACACGGGAATACCATATTATTCATTTTTAGTGTTGAGATTTTTGGCCTCTCTGGAACAGTCATTCGAATCCCAAATCTCAGATTTTTCTTTTGCTCTCTTACTGTTTTCTCCCAATCAACTAATGGTTGCACATATTTTAATGTATCTTTCTGTTCACTCATCAATGATTCTACAATCTTAGGTTTGATCACAGTATCCATAAATTTTTTACCCAAATGTTCCACAATAAAACTCTGCTTGAATTTCATATGACAATACATACAGTCATCTCTGGCATATTGTCGTTGACATCCTAAACAAAATTCATGGGCACAATTTGGACAGATCATACGTTGCACAATTCTTAGTTGACTACAACAAATACTACATTCAAATATTGACATTTTAGTGTTTGATTAAAAACTAATACCAACCAAAATTTGTATTCAAATTTTATTCAATCATCATATTAGCATTTTATCCGATCAATCCAAAGATGACTTCTTGATTTGATAAATCAATACTATCTATTATAACAACAAGTATTAGTTCAATTCATGTATATGTTCTCATTTAACAATAATAATACAAATGAGATTGTACTGTTAACTGATCAAACGTTTAATCATGTTCATGTGCATATCAAACAAAATATGCAATAATGGTCGACACATTAGTCGGGAAAATGTCAATATTACACAATGATAGACAATTTGATGGTTAGAACTGAGTTACAATTAACAAATTATTTTCAGTGTTTCACAGATTATATTTTTTTTGACTTTGTTTGATCTTTGTTGCGTGTGTGAATATGTGTTTGTTATGAATCTCAATTATGATTCCGATAGGATACCTTCTGCAATAATGACACTATGTTTTCTAGTTCCATGTGATAATAATCTAATTTATGGTGATTATCAACTCTGTAAATATTTTTATTGTCAACTAAAGATCTAGCTGGAACTAATTTTCCATGTACAATCAAGTTGTGATCATGTGAAATATATAAGTTATCAGAAGGTACATTCACGTCAAATGCATCTTTTGACACATATTGGCATAACATCTTTTTCAGGATGTTTGATAATAAAATGACCAATCCATTCACTGGTCGATATTTGGTGACACAGTTTACTTGCGAATTACCATGTATATCACCACGCATCAGAATTAAATCATTCACTTTAAGATTTTCCACTTTGACATAGAGGGTGTCCAGAAATACAACATTGGTAAAAAAATTCAAAGTGATTTACTATTCTTTCCAGTAAATCATTTTTGAGTCATATCTATCAATGTAGTATCTGATTATTTTAGAGGGTGTCCAGAAATACGATCTTCATTCAAAAGATTAAAATAATTTGTATTTTATATTCTTGCTTAAAATCAGATTCAATGTTTGATTTTAAGAGATTATTCGATAGTTTCTCAAAATTATCCTCAACCAAATTCCATAAGGATACGTTTGATCACTTAAAATCTACCTTCATTCAGCGGATTTCAGATGTGATTGAACAGCACAAAAAGCAACATGTGGTAGGAAAAGAACCATTGATTTGAAGCAAGTCCTCAATGGTATGTTTTTTATTGCTGATAATGGTATGAAGATGTCCTACATTAAAGACCAGTTCGGGATTGCAAAAAGCACATATTACTATTATTTTAATTTGATTGCTAAATACCAAATACTAGAACAACTGTATCGAGAATTGATTGGTGAAAATACTACCTTAGGTAAGAATGATTTCGTAATTACTGATACATTCACTGTGAAATCCATGGACGGATCACAAGGATTAGGAAGAAACCCAACTGATCGAGGAAGAAAAGGACTCAAAGTGCCT